CGCAAGGCGCGGTCGTCTTGGGCGACAAGCTCATCTCTATCAAATACAAATACAACGGCAAAACGTATCGCTGGCTCTACAAGTGGAACCACACGCAAACCACTGTCGAGCGCTTGTTTCTAGTCTAACTACCTCAGATCAACAGGACCCACCCCATGCCAACCCTAGAAGCCGCCGACTCCGCCGATCTCGGCCAACGCCTCAAGCTCGTCGCCGTCGAAATCCCCGGCAGTCCCGGTTTCGGCGCTCTACAAACTGAGGGTGGTGGCGGCGGTGGTGGCGTAGTCACAAGCCAAGCCGCCTACGTCGGCGTTGACATCACGCGTCCTGCTAACACCACTGCCTATACCGCCGGCGACGCCGTAGGTGGCGCAAGCGCCATCAACGCCTTTGCTGCCTTCGGTGCGTCCGGCGATCACATGCTCCTCACCTCGGCCGAGCTGCGCTACGACGTGTCGGCTGTGCCCTCGGGCATGGGCGCGTTTCGGCTCCACCTCTACACCGCGTCCCCCACCGCCATCGCCGACAACGCCGCATGGGATCTGGTCGCCGGCGACCGCAGCGCCTACCGCGGCTACATCGAATTTCCCGCCCCGGCGGATCTCGGCGCAACGCTCTACAGCAGCATCGCCCAAATCAATCGCCACATCCAACTCGCCGGCACCGCCCTCTACGGCGTGCTCCAAACCGTAGGCGGCTACACACCCGCCGCCGTAAGTGAAACCCTACGCCTCTCGCTCGGTGGAGTGCGCCTCTAATGCGTGGTCGCGATATTTTGCTGCGGGGTGCCGCGCGCCCCTCGCTCACCGCCCAAGTGCAAGCGCTGTTTGCGGGCGGCAAGGTGGGCGGCATGTGGGATATGGGCGATACGGCTACGCTGTTTCAAGAACATTACGGCGCAACGTCAGTTGCCGCAGTAACGCAAACCATAGGCATGGTGCTGGATAAATCGCAGGGCCTGGTTATTGGGTCTGAGATGGTGACGAATGGAGGCCCCTCGTTTGGCAACACGGTGGGGTGGTTGGCATATGGTACGGGTTCCAACTTCTCTGTAGTCGGCGGAAACCTCGTCGCTGTTGACGACTGCTATTTCCCTTTGACCGGCCTTACCGTTGGTAAAACGTATGAGGTGCGATACGAGATTGTAAGCGCCCCCGGTGCGGGCCTCAATTTGTATGAAGACGCCAACTCTGCTGGCCCAGCTTATGTGCTGAACCTAAAGGGGGCCGGCATTTACAGAGTGAGGGTCACTAAAACAGAGCTTGGCATTTACCTAAGCCACGGCGTGACGCTCGCGTCCATCTCTGTCCGCGAACTCCCCGGCAACCACGCCACGCAACCAACCGCAGGCCCGTCCGCTGTATGAGGAGGATGGCTCCTACGGTTGCGCGCGATTCGACGCAACGGACGACGCTTTACTATTCCCAGCGATCACATTCGGTGGCGCGTTCAATACGTTTGTTGCTGGCAAGGTCACGGGCGGGACGCAAGGCGTTCATTTATGGCGCACGGCTGACGTTAACGGAACGTGGGCCAAGTACAAAAGCGGCGACGCCACCACGCCAACGGGCACAGGTTCAGGATCGCCAACATACGCAGTCAACGGAACCGCGCTATCTCCGTCGCAACAGGGGCAGCTTTATACGCAAATCAACGGCGTCGATTGCGTTGTCGAGTCGATAGGCGTCGTGTTGACAGCAGAAACCGCGCTGCAACTATCGGGCTTTGTCGGTTCGCAGTTTACCGGCTACGCACATCGCGTCCTGATGATTTCCGGCACGCTAACCGCTGCCGAAAAGCTGTTGTGTCGCCAATGGTGCGCAGAGGGTAACGGGGTGGCCGTCCTCGCGCTACCAGCAAACGCAATCTACGACACATCGGCAAGCGCTATTACGGATAGCTCCGGTTCAATTATTGAGGCAACATAATGGCAATCATCAATGCAATAACAGACACATGGAACAACGCCGGTACGGTGTTTACCGCAATCAAGATGACCGTGACAAACACGGCGTCCGCTTCTGGCTCTAAGTTAATTGACTTACTTGTCGGTGCGTCGTCTAAGTTTAGCGTTGATAAAGACGGCGCCGTCGTGCTCACAGGCCAAGTCACCACCAACGTTGGCACGTTTGCCAGCGCGGTGGCTAATGGCGCGAGCGCTAAAGGCTTTGCGTACAACACACCAGCGTATACAACGACCGCAAAGCTCGCGTCGTGGGCGAATAACGGCGCAGAAAAAGCCTACATTCAGCAAGACGGCGTCTTCTGTAGCGTCGGCAACGGTTCGGAAACTTCGCCGCTATTCAAAGGTTCCGCTGGTCGTGGTTTTTATGAGGGCGCAGGCGGTCTGGTTGCGACCGATGGCACGACAGCGCTTGCTGTTTTCTCGTCAAGTAAATTTGTGTGGACGGCTGGCGCTGTTATCGGGTTCAATGTTAGCGGATCGGTGCAAACAAATCAGAACGTAGACACCGGATTGCAGCGCCAAGCCGCCGGCGTATGGCGTATCAATAATGGCACCGCAGGTACAAATACGGGGACTGCTTTTAGTACAGGCGCGCAAACAATAGCGCAACTTCCCGCCGCTGCAACCGCTGGCGCAGGCGCGCGTTCATTTGTCACAGACGCCACGGCCACCACGTTTCTAACGACCGTAACAGGCGGCGGCGCAAACAAAGTGCCTGTCGTTAGCGACGGTACGAACTGGTTGATCGGATGAAGCGCGCGCTCGCCCTCATCGCCGCCCTAAGCTGCGCCCAAGCGCTCGCATACGTCGGCACGTTCGACCCCGCGCCACAACGCAACGTAGCCACGATCACGTTCATTGACTCACAGGCGGCGGGCGCATCGTGCGCAATCGAAGCCGCCAAGATCAGCCCAGTTTACGCGCTGCTATCGCCGCTCATGGTGCAGCTAACCGCGTGTTCTATCACCGATCCGCCCACCGTCATCGCGCCGATCACATTCGGCCCCGGAAGCATCTATGCACTCCAAATACTCGCCACGCCTGACGCATTGCTCGGCCACGAAACGCGGCACATTTTCGACGGCCAGTTTCATCTGCCTCTGTTGCCTTTTGCTGACATCGTGCGCGACAACACGGACAGTCGAAATGCTGCCGGTAAACAACATGACTAAGACGTGCGACGCTCGCAAGACCGCAGCGCGCAACGATAGCGGCTGTCTGGAAAAGAGCGGCGACCGCTGCACAATTTGGACAAAAGACAAAGCCGTCAGTTATTCCGATTTTGGCGCGCTGTTGCGCGAGTGCATCCGATAGCAAATGCTTACCCTATGGCTCGCTACTGGAATTCTTTGTAACCCAAATCGGGTGATACACGGCGCGCACCCTGGCAGCGATCACCCTTCGCGCTCTGGCGCGCTGTCTATCGGTACGCGGGCAAATAGCCAAACATCGGCGCGCGGCATTAGCGCAACGTCGCTCCGCAACAACAAACAAACTTCACGCAGGTAAACAATGGGCTGGAAAGTCATCACGCCACCGACAGAGCCGGTGACGCTGGCAGACGCGCGCCTGCATTTACGCGTTACCGACACAGCAGAAGATACGCTGATTAGCGCGCTCATCACTGCGGCGCGTGAGTATTGCGAGCACTACCTGCAACGCGCGGTCGGTTCGCAAACGCTTGAACTCGCACTAGACGAATTCCCCGAAGGTGCCATTGAGCTAGAGCACGGCCCTTGCATCTCGATTACATCAATCAAATACATAGACACCACAGGCGTAGAGCAAACGCTAGCCGGTGCCGCGTACACGCTTGATGACTACTCGCACAAATCATGGGCAGTGCGCGCCTACGGCACAGAATGGCCGGACACACTAGAGGCCGCGAACGTCGTCAAAGCGCGCTACGTTGCAGGGCTTGCCGGTACAGGCATAGAGCGCGCCGCGATGCTCTTAATGCTCGCGCACTTGTACGAAAACCGCGAAGCCTCCGTTATCGGCGTATCGTCTCAAGAGCTACCGCTAGGCGTCAAGGCGCTACTCGACACAAAACGAGTGTGGACACTATGAGGGGCGGCAAGCTGCGCAACCGTATCGAGGTACAGCGCAAATCGTCAACGCGCGACGCTGACGGCGGCGAGCGTGTCGAATGGTCAACGATTACAACCGTTTGGGCAGCGATTGAACCGGGTGTAAACCGCGAGTATTGGGGCAGCGAGCAAGTGCAGGCCGAAACCGGCGTTCGCATTCGCGCGCGATACCCGCTAGACGTGTTGCCGCAAGACCGAATCAAGCACGGAACGAACTATTACAACGTTCACGGCGCATCTGAGAAATACACAGAGCGCCGCGAAATCCACATCATGGCGACTATCGGGGTAAACGATGGCCGTTAGCTTCAAGATTTCCGGCGGCGTTGAACTTACGCGCGCATTGGAAGCGCTTGACCAAAAGGTCAAGAAAAAGATTCTGCGTTCTGCGGTTGTTGCTGGTGCTGCGGTCGTTAAGAAGCGCGCCAAACAAATCGCCAAATCAAAAGGCATCGAAGATACCGGCGCACTGATTCGCAACATCGCCGCAAAGGTAGAGCGTCAACGTAGCGACACCTACGCGCAAATCAATATCGGCGTGCGTCACGGGAAACCCAAAAAGGGCGCGAAGAATCAAGACGATCCGTTTTACTGGCACATGCACGAATTCGGCACTAGCAAGATGGCAGCACGTCCGTTTATGCGGCCTGCATTCGAGGAAACGCAGCAGGAAG